CCATGTTCTTATTTTAATTAAACGTTTAATAAGGCTAATGGAGGCCACAAGTGTGACCTCCAAATTATAAATATATCAAATTAGATATCTTCGAACGATGCTCCCGTTGGAGTAATCAAGAATTCAATATCGATGAATTCAAGAGCTCTTGTTGGTTTCAAGTAAATTTTACCTGTCAATTGGTTATTATCCAAATCTTCAGGTGTATTTTCTACAACCACACGGAAGTCAATCAAACCTCTATCTCTTCTAATAGAATCCAAGATTGGGTTAACTGAATCTAAGAAGTCTTGTCTTACTTGGTCGTCGTTTTGTTCGAACAACAATCTTACCGCTACCGCCGAAATCAACTTACGAGCTTGTAACAACAATCTTCTTACGTTAATTCTGTCAAGTGCAGATTCTCTAACCTGTAGAGTTTTGTTACCCCAAATTACAGTACCCACATCTGAGAATGTTGCAATTGGGTTCAATCTACCTTGGTATAGAGTGTCTCTATCATCTTGAGTCAACTTCTTACGTGCTTTAACTGCTGACACCAAACCTCTTGTGTAACCCGCAGTTGCGAACCAAGGGAATGCAATGTTATCGGTCAATGCCAAGTTCTTAACTACCTCAGATGTTGGTGGAATGTAAACTTGTGTGTTGTTTACACTATCTCTCGTCAAAATCCATGGGTAATAAGTTGCAGTGTAGTTAGAGTCAATGTTAGTCTCTTCTAAGTTATCAACCGCCTCATCAGGGTAGATAAAGTCTGTATCAAACGATGATGTATTAGGAACAAACATGTTATAGTCAGGAGTGGTACAAATGTAGATAGAATCTGCTCTGTCCGTCTCAACCATATCAATTGCTTCTTCAACCAAGTTTGAGTGGTTTACATAATCAACACCAGGTGTTGCAAAGATATTAATGTTTACCGCTTCAGGGTTTTCGAATGTTTTCTGACCCAATAAGTAAGCGTAGTAATCAGAGTTAGCCCAATCCGTTGAGTTTTCACCGACTGTGATTTGTTTGAACTGACCCCATCCAGTTGCCGTTGGGAACGATACTGAAGGTGCCGCTCCTGCCAAGTAACCTGTTCCACCTAAACGGAATGAATCTTGGTTTGAACGGAACTCTCTGTAGATATCCCAACCATCAAAACCACCTTTAGGTGCTACTGTGAACTTACGTGCATTTAATCTATAGTATGGGTTTGTTTGTGATGTTGGTTCACTTCTGAACTCTGCATCACCCACTTCGAACGCTGTTTCACCTGAAGTAACATAACCACCAGCAATTGAAACTACAGTTGCTCCTGAGTCCATGTGGAAACCTTTAGTTAGGTAAGCCCAATCATTTCCTTCAGTTGCAGTTGCAATGTTAGTTGGGTTTTGTTTACCACCATACATGAAGAAGTCAGAATCAATACCTACAGTGTTAGAAACACCCAAGTATGTTTTTCTTACTTTATCACCTGCACTTCTTGTTGAGTTATCACTTCCTGAAGTTGTACCAAATGGTGGGTTATAAATAACTTCACCAGGTGTGTTGTATTTTGTTTTATAAACGATGAACGGACTCTTAACACCTGAGTATTCTCTAAATACGTAACCCTCAAATCCACAAGGAAGAGCATCAATCGGAGCATCTTCATCCATCTCTAACATAATATATTTAGATTTCAACTCAAATTCACCGTTTGCAGTACCCACCTTCTTAGCTACGAAATTATTTTCACCAGGGTTCATACTACAGTTAGTAAACTTCTCTAAGATTACAGGATTTGCATCCGTATCAAAATAATCACGAACAAGAACATCAAACGTTAAATTAGCGAATGAGATATTAGCAACAGAAATCTTTACTAAGTTGTTAGCCACATTACCGTCAGAAATTAAGATAAATCTAAATAGACGGTCAACTTGTGAACCACGTAACTCAGAAACTAAGTAAGGAGTAGATGGTGTTTGGTATTGTTCCAAATACCAACCGATAGAAGTATTAGTTCCGTTATCTTCTC